ACAGTGGATTTTTTTTTGATTTATAATATGGATAACCAAATAATAAATAGTTATTTACACTTCACATAAAGCGGAGATGGTAATGAATAATACTTGTACCAGTGAAAGGTTTGTGTTTAGTAGCCTGGTAGTTTTTATATGTTCGATGCTCCTCATCCTAAGTAGTGGGGAGCCTTCTAAGAGTCCGGGTCTTACATATGATGAGAAGATGAAGAGATGGCAGAATCATTTAACTAAACAAGTTAAGCTTATGGATGAGCGTAAAAAGGAAAGAAGTCATTTTAATCCCAGTATGCTTTACAATCCAGAGCCATTTGGTGATGTTCCAGTTAGGGAGTTAATGGAAGGTATGAGGGGGTTCCTATAGTATTTTTCCCAGATCAGTACATGGAGTACGATCAGCAAGCTAAGGAAGCTGTTAGGGGTTGGTTAGAGGATAAGGGTATCCACCTTAAACCTGATGTTGAGGATTACAAGGCTGACATCAAGGCTACAGTTGAGGAGCACCATGAGGTTGAGGTAAAGGTTGGCTGGACTGGTAAGTGGCCTAACTGGGCTACAGTTCATATACCTGTTAGGAAGCGGAAGTTATTAGGGTTGTCTGACAGGTTAGTATTCTGGGTATTGAATAATGATTGTAGCCGAGCTGTCTTGGTTAATGGTGTCAATTTAAAAGATGAGTATATAAAGAACATACCTAATAGTCGGAATCCTTCTGGCGAAGATTTTTTTGATATTCCAATTAAACTTTGTAATCACGTAACTCTGGGGGATAGTGGCTAAGGGCGCAGGTAGCAGGGTTAGGGTTAAGAAGCAGGGCAACAAGAATAGTACTAAGGTTAGTACAGGCTCTAGGGCTGAACAGGCTCATCACAGGGCTGTTATGAAGGCGGCTATTAAGGTTGACTATGAGTCTGGTTTACTGACTAGGGGGCAGATAGTAGACAAGTATGGTATCTGGAGGAGTACTCTGCAGAAGTATGTAGGTGAGGGAGATTGGGAGTATGCTTCAAAGAGAGAGGCTGCTCTGGCTGACGTACATACTAAGATGATTAAGAAGTACTCTGACCAGAGGGCTACTATATCTGACCAGCACTTAGATGAGCTCAACAGGTTGAAGGAGATGGTTCTGTTGTCGAATGATAAGGGTGAGGTGGATCTTCTTACAGCTAAAGCTAAGACAGTTATGGATATTATTAAGAGTGAGAGGATTGCTCTTGCGATGCCTAATGAGTATAAGTATATAGAACAGAAGAATGAGAATGTCTTCAGGGTTGAGGATGCTCTTAAGGAACTTGACCACCAAATGAATCCTCAGATAGAGGATGTAATCGAAGGGGAGTTTACTCATGCCAAAGAAAAGGAAGAAGTCAGTACGGGAGATTAAAGCTGAGCAGAAGGCTATTATGGATTCAAGGGCTACGTTAGCCTTGATGTTAGCATCTGCAGCTACAGCCTGGAAGACTGGGGTTCCTTACTCAGACCTTATTGCAAATGCTGAGAAGGAAAATTTAAAAGCTGATACATATTTCTTAGACATAGCCGATAGTGTAGGCACAATGTTTACGATGGTAGAAGCTAATGAGAGATAGGTGCACTGTTTGTGATAAGAAGTTGCCTGAAAATCGTCAGAGGTTTTGTTCTGACATGTGTTCCTATAGACATAAGATACAAGTAGCAAAAGCGAAACGGGGGAGGTTACAGCTTGATCCTGTCAGTTGTTTTACTTGTGGAGAAACATTCACTCCAAAAACCACCCGTCAGAAATACTGTCATAAGTTATGTTGGCAGACAGAGTATATTAGGAGGAGAGCTGAGAAGAAGGCTTTGATAGCTACTCAACCAAGAGTTAAACCTTCAGATAGATTCCATCCTAGTTGGGAGTCACCTACATTTGGAGAAAGAACAGTTACTACAGCAGAGTTTGTTAATTGTGATACCCCTGAGAGAACAGAGTTAAAGAGTGCAGTAGAAGCTTTCCTTAAGAAGGGTGGCACTATAACTAGGTATGGGGATCAGATACCGACAGTGGATATACAGGGTGACTTAAATTGGCAGTTACCTGAGTCTGAAGAGAAAAAAATCCAAAACGAACTAAAGAAATTATGGGGAGTCTGTGATGTACTTGGGAATTGATCCGGGGTTTTCAGGAGCCTTGGCAGTATTAGATAAGAATCTACAGGTGATTCATTATCAAGACATGCCGATTATTGAAGTTGCTAATAAACGAGAGTTGAATGAGCCTGAACTTCACTCCATCTTATCTCGCTTCTCTCCTAAGTATGAGAATTTAGTTGTTGGTATAGAGAAATCACAGACGATGCCGAACCAGGGGATTGTGTCAAGTGGTCGTTATATGGCTAGTTATGGTTTTCTGAGGGGCTTGTGCGTGGGCATGGGCTTACCATACTACTTGATACGCCCCCCAAGCTGGAAGAAGTTGATGCTTGCAGATATGCCTAAAGAGAAAGGTTCATCTATCCAGAAGGTTAATCAGATATATCCTGATATAAAGCTTACTAGGAAGAAGGATCACGGGATCTCTGATGCTATATTGATTGCTCGTTACTTGAGCATTATTATAGGACAAGAGCAATAGTGCCTAGTGATTAATGTGCCAATGAAAATTTGCGAATATTGTAAAGAGGAATACACTCCCAATATTCATGGGCACACAGTACAGAAATATTGTAATAAAAATTGTAAAGCTAAAGCTGGATTCTACAGGGATAAGCTTGCAGGTAAGAAAAGGAAGAGGAAGGGTGGATATAATAGGACAACATATATATTATGCTGGATAAAAGCACAGGAACAAGATCGTGGGACAGCCCCTTGTTTTTATTGTGGTGCGAGATTAGAAGCTAGAGGGGATTGGGTATTAGATCATATGGAACCATTATCCAGTTTAGAGACTGTAGAGGAACAGCTATCTGGTGACAACCTTGTTGTGTGTTGTAAAGAGTGTAATATTAAGAAAGGTAAAACTCCTTTCGCAGAGTATATGAAAATGATTAGATAGATGTTAGCCCCTAAAAAATCTAACAAAGAGGCGATGCAGGAGTTGATGGACAAACTCCAAGATCATAATGCTTATTTTAAATATTGTCTCAAGATTCAAGAGCTCGGCACTAAGAAGCTGATTCCGTTTGAGATGAACAGTGTCCAAAAAATACTCCATGAAGTAGCACAGCAACAGCTTAAGGATATAGGCCATGTCAGGATAATAGTATTAAAGGCTAGGCGTTTCGGCATCTCTACGTATGTACAGGCTAGGATGTTCAAACGTGCGGCTACTATGTTCAACCAGCTCGTGCATATCTGCACACATTCCAAGAATACAACATCAGAAATGTTCCAGATGACTAAGGTTATGGAACAGAACTACCCAGATTTTATTAAACCACTGTCTCATTACTCAGGTAAGCAGGAGCTCACATGGGGATCTGTTGACGGCAAGGGGTTGAACTCTCGTTATGGGATGAGTACAGTTGAAGGATCTGAGGTTGTTGGTGCAGGTATTGATATGCTCCACTGTTCGGAAGTAGCACGCTGGGGCAGTAGGGCAAAAGAATATGCAACTGGTTTGATGAACTGTGTGATGCAGGGATATGGCACAGAGATATGGCTGGAAAGTACAGCTAAAGGAGTGGGTAACTATTTTGAACGTGAATGGTGGCGTGCAGAGAAGGATGGCTCTGGATTGAAACCTATCTTCTTTCCTTGGTTTGTTTTCGATGAATACAAGACTGAGTTGACAGAGGAAGAGAAGAAGGATGACAGCTTTATAAAATCATTGGGAAGTAACCCTTCGTTTGGTGGAATAGAAGAGAAAGCATTGCTTGGTGTAGAGACATCATATAAGACTATAGATGGCGAGTTGCTCTTCAAGATTACTCCTGAACACTTAAAGTGGCGTAGGAATAAGATAGTATCACCTGAATGCCAGGGAGACTTGAATGTATTCCATCAGGAATATCCCACTACTGCAAGGGAAGCCTTTGTTGCTTCAGGTAGAAGTGCATTTGATTCTGTGAATCTAACCCAGATGTGGTTTGATGCAGATGAGCGTGAGCGTGACAGTCCACCTAAAAGATTTGAAGTGCCTGTCAATGGGTTTGCTTACAAGAATGGTAGTGAACAGATGCGTTACTTCATGAAGAAAGATCCTGCCGGGGAGTTCGCTGTATTCAATCCGCCTCAGATAGGGCGTGAATATAGAATAGGGGTTGATGTTTCAGAAGGTATCCTTAGTCAGACAGGAGATTCAGACTATTCAGTTATAACAGTATTGGATGCAGAAACATATGAAGAGTGTGCTACATGGTCAGCTAGAATAGATCCTGACCTGCTTGCATGGATTATTACTACAATTGCAACATGGTATAATATGGCTCTGGTTGCAGTTGAAAATAATAATCATGGCTTATTAACACTAAAGTTCTTATCTTCTATCCATTCATACGAAAACCTGTATATAGAAAAAGCTCTTGATGAACGTGGTAACAGACAGAAGAAGAGACTAGGGTTCAATACTAATATAAAAACAAGGAAGTTAATCCTTGACTTGTTGCGTAGATTGATTAGAGAGAAACAAATTGAGATCTTTTCAAAGGAAACTGTTGACGAACTACAAACATTTGTTATCAACAAAGACGGCAAGGAGGCGGCACAACACGGATGTCACGATGATAGAGTAATGTCACTTGCGATTGCGACTTATATGTGTTACATGTATCCCCATGATCCATCTCCAAGATTACCACTTCCTAAATCCCAACGTACTGAGTTCTACGTGAAGAGTTAGTAAAGAATTCTTTTAGTTGACAAACATCCTAAGTGACACGTATCGTATATCATAAATAATTATTTGATTATTTAGGCTCTCAGATCTCCGCCTAACGAAAGAAACAAGGTACGCAGGTACTTTGACACCCCCTTATTTTGACGATTTTTATGAATTACGGACTTAAGAAGCCTGTCAAAAAGAAACGAAAACCCAAACCACCCCCTAAAATTAAAAAGAAAAAACTTAAAAAATAGTTATGTCAACTAATAAAGAAAAGAAAGAGGAGAAACAATTTTCATGGGACGACCTTACTAAGGAAGAAATAGAACAAGAACAGCAAAAGAGGTTAGAGGAAAAAAGAAAAGCAGCCGAATAATAATACTATAAAAAAGAGTAAAGCTTAATGGCAGAGATTAAAGCAGAGAGTAACCACTACATAACCGAAGATCAAGAAGAGGATAAAGGACTACTACCAGACTCATTAGGTCTGATAGATCAGGATCTCTATA